AGAATTGAATCATTTTCAAAAAGTCGCTTTCTTGCAATTTTCAACGCTTCTCTTATGATTTGCTTATCAGTCATAATTGTTTGCTCATTTGTTATATATTTATTATGCATTTCAAAAAAAAAAAAATTCATTTTCAGAACTATCTAAAAATGAGCATTTTGTATAAAATTTACAAAAAACTTACATATTTTTACACAAAAACCCAAAAATTTTATTGATAAATAAAACACGCAAATCAAAAACATAAGACAAGCATATGCCAAAATACTGCAAGCTGTCAGACTATGCAAAGAAATACGGAGTCACATATAGGACTGCTTTCAACAGATTCAATGCAGGAAAGATAGAAGGAGCGATAAGAGACAAGACCGGACACATTTGCGTTCCAATCGACTACATCCAGAATACATCATCAACGAATGTAGTCATCTACGCGACTGCCATTTCAAACAAAGATGAGCATCTCAAGAAACTGAACGAGCAAGTAAGCACAATCAAGAAATATTGTAATGCAAAGGGCTACCAAGTCACAAAAATCGTAACAGAGATTGCTTCATCTATCATGTCGAGTCATCCGAAACTAATCGAACTCTTGAAAGACAACTCTTGCAAACACATCGTCATCGACAATCCGGCAACAATATCCAGATTCAGTTTCGACATCATCAGAGAACTGTTCGAGTCATGCGGAAAGGAAATCGAAGCGATGAACAATGAAGACACTGACAAGAATGCTTTGAGAGAAGACTTTGTCAAAGTCATATACAACGTCTGCAAGGCTCTCGGCAATCATAAGATTCCGAAGAAGAACATAATGAAACTAATCGACAATCTGTCATTAAACACAGAAGAAAGAAAAACAAGCGCATCATAAAGACATGAAAATAAGCATCATTGTAGCAATAGCAAACAACTATGCAATAGGAAAGAACAATGAACTAATCTACCATCTTTCGAATGATATGAAAAAGTTCAAGTTCCTGACGCAAGGGAATACTGTCATCATGGGCAGAAAGACATTCGAGTCGCTTCCGAAAGGCGCGCTGCCGTATAGAAGAAACATCGTTCTCACAAAGCATCCGGAAACTCTTGCAAACGTGCCGAACATCGACATATTCAGTTCTCTTGAAGATGCATTGGAAGACTGCAAAGAAAGATTCGCCAAGAAGCTCAACTATTCGGATGAAGTCTTCATTATCGGCGGAAGCTGCGTCTATGACGAGGTAATCAGCATAGCAGACAAGATGTTCATCACGAAAGTGCATGACACTCCGGAAGATGCAGACACATTCTTTCCAGAATTCGACTTGAACGACTGGCACCAAGTGTCGATAAACAAATTCGATGCGGACGACAAGCACAAGTTCTCTTATGACTTCATAGAACTTGAAAGAAACGACAAAAAGCCGAATTTTTGATAAATACAATAATATATTTTGTTTAGAAACAGCACATGGCAAAGAAATACATACTAAGGTCATTCAAGCCCGGCACAAAAAGCCATAACAAAGTCAATAACACTCTTGTCAACCTGAGCACGCTCGGACTCAACAAGCAGCAGAGTATTCTGAAGAACTCGATTTCAATGGGCGCTTCTGAAACGACTCGCTATAACAGCTATTCGACAAACACGCTGTTGCCCTATGAAGAAGACTTCGAGAACGAGGCATTCCAGAAGTACAGAGACATCACGAAGAACGGAACCAACTCATATGCATACTATGACTTGAGCTATCCGCAAAGAGTCGAATATCTGAGATACTTCTCGCAACATCAGACAATCTCGTTCGTTCTCGATACGATAGCAGACGAGACAATCGTATTCGACAAGAACAACTACTTTGCTTATCTCGACACAGACAAGCTCAAGTCGAACCTTAGTGCCGGAAACGAAATCGGAGAAAAACTGATAGAGACTTGCGACCGCGCTTTCCATGACGTGTATCTTGCATTCGGTTGGGACAAGTCGAACGGTGCATGGGACATCTTCAAGAAGTTCCTGATAGACGGCTATCTTTCATTTGAAATCATATACAACGATCCGGACAATCCTACGAAAATCATCGGTTTCAAGTATATCGACCCGGTGACTCTTGAACCTTCGATACAGATAGACTCACAAGGCAGGGAAATCAAGGTCTGGTACCAGAGCAGGGGCGACAGCAACGAGAGAATCATTCCGGACACCCATCTGATATACATCAACTGGTCAGACGGAATCGCTGGAGAACAGAACAGGATATCTTATCTTGAAGGTCTTACGAGATCGTTCAACATGCTTTCGCAGATTGAGAACTCCCGACTGATATGGAACATCCAGAACGCGCAGAAAAGAATGAAGATTATCGTTCCTGTCGGAGACATGCCGCCATACAAGGCAGACGCGCTGATGAACCAGCTAAAGGCAGACTGGAATGAAGAAACCCACATAGACCTGTCAAGCGGAGAAATGGTCGTGAACGGACTTCCGCAGTTCTCGTTCACGAAAACGTATTTCTTCCCGCAGCGTAACAGCGGTTCTGTGACAATAGAAGAACTTGCACCCGAAGGTTACGACTTGAACTCGATAGAGCCTGTCAAGTATTTCTGGAGAAGATTCATTCTCGATACGAAACTTCCTGCAAACAGATTCCTAATCGACCCGACAGGCGACGGCGGTCATCAGATAATAGCTGATGATTCGGCAATCACAAGGGAAGAATGGGCTTTCAGCAGATTCATCAACAGAATACGAAGCATTTACAGGGAAATATTGCTGAAGCCGCTATGGATTCAGATATGCCTATATATTCCGAAACTTTCAAAGTCTGAATATCTGAGACAGGCACTCGGTATTGTTTTCAATGAAGAAAACGCTTTTGTCCAAGCAAAGGAAAGACTGTCATTGCAGGCTGGTGTCAATGTCATCAACAGCCTGTACGGACTTCAAGACTCGCAAGGGAAACCATACTTCTCCATAAAGTTCCTGATTCAAAAGTTCATCGACATGTCAGATGATGACTTCCTTCTCAACGAGAAGTACAAGCAAGAAGAGGTTCTTGAGATTCTCAACAAGGCGAAAGCAGCAAAAGACCATGCCGCTATGAATGCAGCAGGCGGAGGAGTTCCTGGCGGTGCGCCGGGCGGTGAAGGAGATTTCGGTTCAGACTTCGGAGGCGGTGGCGGCGACTTCGGCGGAGGAGATTTCGGAGGCGGCTTTGATGCAGGCGGCGGAGATTTCGGCGGAGCAGGAGACGACTTCGGAGCACCGCCGGCACAACCAGCAGGCGGCGGAGGTGACGACTTCTAAACGATAAAACCAAGCGATAGTCCATTTGTTTGAGACTATCGCTTGTTTGTTGAAAATCAATAAATATAGAAACCAAACAACCCGTTAAAAATGATAGACATTGATAATAGCAACAATGAAGTAAACATTTCTTATGGAACTGGTTTCATAGAGAGCAAACTTGACGGAACTGAACACATAGTGGATGTTGACGACTTGATAGAACTTCCTTCTGTATGGTCTTGGAAAGATGCAATGATTCCTGTTGAAGATCAGGGACAGACATCGCAATGCGTAATATACTCGACAACATCCGTTCTTAACTTCCTGATAGATTCCGAAAACGACACTCCGAATGCAGACAACCACTTTGACAAACTCGCCCTGTACAACACAAGAGCAAACAAGAACGTAGAAGGAATGTCGTTCAAGGAGATTCTCAGGTACTACAGACATACGGGAGCCAACGGATACAAGATAAACAGCTATGCGAAGATAAACTCTGTGCTTACTGCAAAGTACTCGATTGTCATGTTCGGACCTATCGTCGCAGGCCTGATGGTCAGGAACTTCGGTCCGTATTTCTGGCGCAACACCGGCGGTATGCATCACGGCGGCCATGCAATTACACTTGTCGGTTATAACGAGCAGGGATTCATCCTGAGAAACAGCTGGGGACCTATGTGGGGAACTGATCACGGTCATTCGATTCTCGGCTATGATGAATTCGACCAGATTCTTGAAGCATGGACGTTTATGCTATAATCTTGATTAAACTATGATAGAAAGCGGCTACATTTCAAATGATTGTAGCTGCTTTTCTTATTTCCAACAATCTTGAAAAACATTGATAAATAGAACACTAAAACACATAAGATAGTCTAAAAATGAATCAGAAAGACTTATCACAACAACTCGGTTCGATGGTTGCAGGACAAGTGAGAGGAAGCACTGGAAGCGACGATTGTCTTCCAAGCGAACTGACGACTGCTCCGACATTCGAAGTAGAACATGAATCAGAAATAGAGAAAGCAAGAAAAGAAGCGAAAAAGACAATCGGATACATTGTAGACGCAGTCGTGCCGGAAGAGTACAAGAATCATCCGTCGATAAAGAACCAGATAGAAGTAGAC